AATCTTTCTACATTGAAATTAGTTACTATTGACATTGCTCTATCTTCGGCTCCATACTTTCTCAACTTATCCGCATAAAGTCTCATAATGTTATTTTGCTCCTCAGTAGTTGTTCTGTTTAATGTAAATAAATATGAAAACGGTTGAAGTAGTTTTTTGTTTTCTGACGTGTTTCCTCTCTTTAAAAAGAATTCTGGATTTTCTTTGTCTGCATCTTTTATATCACTCGATTGTGTAGCTGTTGCTCCTGCACAATCAAATTCTACACATATGTTTTTAAACTTCTTAGCACTTGCACGTTTTGATAGTCTAGTTCCGTCTTGGTTTGAGAAGTATCTTTTACCATCTCCAGGTTCGACCTCGTCTAAATAATCCACTAACAGCAAATCGATTTCACCATACTGATCTTGAATTACTTCACAAAAGGAATGAACGTCTCTCATACTACCACTATCGAACTGCTCAAACGCCTTAATATGAATCTCTCCTCCTTGACTCATCAATACTGATAGTGCATTTTCGATTTTACCAAGCTCTTTGTCACTTAACGCACCCACCTCAACGTCGTGTACAGTTGCTCCCGCAATTGCTGCATCGTAGGCCTCTTCTGCTTCTTTTGCAGTTCCCTCAGCTTGTATGTGAACTACTCTATATCCTCTTCTAGCTGCGCTAAGTCCCATATGTTTCAACATCTTAGACTTTCCTACTCCAGAATCTGCTAGAATTAAAAACGTATCTCCTTTATCGATTCCTCCTCGCAACAGTTTGTCTATTGGAAAGATTCCTGTAGGGACCTTTCTCTTAATCGCTGCTTGAATTTCTTGAACTTGAGCGTTATTAGTTACCCTTTCGTTATGTCTTTTCCCAAAATCTGCAAAGACTCTGTGTCCTTGAGACTTTTCTGTTATCTTAAATTCTTTGAGTTGTTCAGCAACTTCACCCATTAACTCAAACGCTCCATTTTTGTCGTCACGATTGAACTTGTCGTGAAGGTCTGAATACGCCTCTATAAATATTTTGTTTTTGATGAATACCTCAAGCTGTTCGAGAACAGCTTGATCTTCTGGAACGTCTGCCTTCTTGACGTCATTAATTACATCTATGACCTTTGGCCTATTTTCAAATTGTTGAGTTAGCAGTCCTATCGTCAATAACTTTTCCGCACTGTCATAGTACTTCGACATCGCTTGCCAAATTTCTTTGTACTGCTCTGATGGAAGGTAGTTAAATTTCAGATGTGTTTGCGCTATTTCAAATATCTGCTTTTTTCTAAGACAGATTTTGAACAACTCGTTGATAAAGTTGTCTGTAAGTACTTTCATATTAAAATTTACAATCGATTAAATAAATGAAAAGTCGAATTCTTCGAGGTCTCCTTTTGCTGCATTTACTGCATTCCACAATGACATTCCACAGTCGTCATGTTGAGAGACCGACTCTAACTTTCCTGTGTCTTGAATATACGTTATACTGTTGAGTTCTCCAAAATATAGATCGGTCAAGTTTTTTGCTCTTTGGGTTCCGTATGGAAATTTAATTCGTCCAGTCTCGAACAGTACTGCAAGAGAAGGAATTCCTTTATATAGTGATTTCTTGTTTATTGCATTAGTGGTTTTTCCTACAACTGGCAAGTTTGCATCTTCCATCATTTGAATGAAGATTTGTTGCATTCCATTGTCCTCTGCATACATTACGTCTGGTCTAAAGTCGTTGTTTATCTTTTTCAATGCTGCTATCTGCTGTCCGTAATTCGACCCAGCCTTTCTCCAACAATTCAATACATGAAAAATTCCTAACTCATCAACTCCTAATATTGTGAACACACTAAAGTCAGCTCCAATGTTTGATGAAATAGCAAAATCACATCCGACAACAATTTTAGCGAACCTTCTTGCGCTAGAATCTATGTTTGGAGTCACATCTACCGAATCCTGTCCTTTGATTGCATTTCTCAAACTGTCGTAAGGAAAAATCGAAGCGCTGTCCGATATGGGCTTGACTAGTATCTCTCTCGAAAATATTAGCGAACCGAGAATCTGTTTCTTTTCCATTAAGGAATCGAAGGTGTGTCTTTGAGGAAAGAGCAATTTTCCATTTGGAAATATTGCTGGATATTCAAAGACCCTATACTTTCCAGTATCTTTCAGATGTGCATATAGATCTTTTTCAAAAAATGGAGTACCTACAATCAACATCTGCCCTCCAGGAGATAGTGCTGGCAGAATCACAGCACTAAAAGTGTTCCAGTATTTGTCTCGTTGATCTTGACTGTACAAAGACGATTCGTTTAGAAAGTCGTCTAGTACGATATATGTGGGATGATAGCCTCTAATCTTGGATCCTGCAGACTTTATTGCCAATGAAGCTCCGTTCTTACAAACAATCTTCTCTGCTCCCCAACCCTCTCTTTTGGAATCAGGCATCAGTCTATTTCTCAAGATATCGTTCGCTCCAATCTCTTCTTTGATCATAGCCAAAAAGTGACGAGCAAGTCCAAATTCGTTAGTGATCAAAAGACCCTCTCTTGCCATTTGAAACTCTTTCGGTGTTGGATTTAGATGAGTTCCTTTGCGCTTATATCTGTACATCTGCCACAGAGGATATGCAAAGCTAAAGTGGTAAGACTTTCCGTGATCACGTGCTGCTAGTACACAAAGCAATCTGTTAATTTGAATTAGGTTTGACCACTCTATGTTATGCCAACCTAAAATAAATTCGGGCAAAACAGATATTATGAAATAGTTTAAGCTCTTACATCGCAAAGTCTCTTCGACTTCGTCAGTAAACTTCTCTAAATATCCAAAAGATCCTGTTTGTAATGTTGAGTGTTTAGATGCAACGACTGCAGCGGTTTCGTCAATTAAAGTATCTATGATTTGATCAATGCTTAGATTCTGACCTCCACTTAATTCACTAATTGCAGCCTCATCTAAGTTTTCAATCATTTCATGTACTATGGAGTACACGTCGTCAAGCTGATTTATTGATAGCGGGACTTGATTGTCTACTGCGACAGGGGATGCTGGTATGTGTGCTTTGTTGTGTTTCTTTGCCATTAAAATTTGAAAGTTGCTCTAGCCCTTTCCTTTACAGTAGCCATCACAGCTTCTCCAGACCGTCCATCCCCTCTCAATAATCTTAGAAAGAATCGAACTAGTTCTGTATTAGCTTCGACATCGTTCATTGCCCTGTGGGCATCTATTAACGGAACTCCAGCGGTTTCACAAGCAGTTCCTAATTTGTGATTCAAAATACTTCCGTCAGCAACCCATTTTAGTCTGGTCACCCATAACGTATCTAATGACCAAGTTTGAAATAGGTCACTGTACTTTATTTTAAATAAAGACAGAAAGTATTCGAAGAAAGGTATATCAAACGCTTCTAAATTGTGTCCTGCAGGAATTAATTTTCCATTACCTCCACGCAATCCTATTTTATGCTTTTTACATAAATCACGAACTGCTCTAGCTACTGTTTTAGGGTCTTCTCCAGCCTCAATCCTTCTCATAGTCAGTCCGTTATAGTCTAACGCTCTTTGATCATACTGAACCATTTCTCCATTAGGCAATTCGTACGGTGCTATGATCGCTTCGTACCTATCTACCTCTTCTAATGTTTCAGAATTGATGATGATGATGGCGATCTCTGCCACTGCATGTTTATCTTTTTTCAGTCCTCCAGTCTCTAGATCCCAGATAGCGATGTTTGCTACTTTCATTTACAATTGTTTATGTGGTTAGTCTTGCTTCAGCTTTCCCTTACTGTCAGGACGAAGTCTTATCAACTTCAATCCAACTTGAGCGTTTTCAATTCTCTCTAAAGTGTTGTTTCCATATTTTTTTGGAAGAAACCCTCTTCTCAAGTATTGTTGAACGTCTCCTAAAGTAAACAGCTCTCCTGTTTCCTTTGATCCAAACTCTTTGTTGAGGTGATCTACTAGCGCTGCAGTAGTGAAATCTGTTTTCTCATTGATATCTATTTTCTTGCTCATAATACGTCTTATAAGAATACACAGTTAGAGTATTCAGTTAGCTTTTTTTTAATTGATTCTACTTCATTGTTTAATTGCTTTTCGGAGTAGTATTCTACGATGACGTTTGTTTTCTTTACACCTCTTATTGATGTCATGTTTTCGTCAACTCCATTAATGATTAGACAATATAATGATCGCCCATTTTTGTATGACGACTTTGTTTCTATACTAAATAATTGATGTGCTTCAAAGATATGATTTTTTATTTGAATAAATGCTACTTTCGTATCTTTAAATTCTAAAATCTCACTATCTAGGGCACTTAATTCCCCTTTAGACAAATCGACTATATGGTCTAATATTTCTTGATCATCAATAGCTTTCCATCGATCAAGAACTTTAGCTATGTCGCCCTGTCCCTTAACTTGTAAAAGTTCTATCAGTTCTGTAATGATCTGTCCATCAACTGAGCTAATTGGCCTTACTCCTCTACTATCAGAGTCTTGAGCATATTCTGCTGCTGCATATGTTAAATGTCCCTTCATTGATTCATCGTTTTTATTCTTAAATATTCTGGATCAATTTCTCTTAGCGAAAATACGATCGTCCATTTGTCATTAAGCTCTTCCCAATCTCCTGCCTCATACTTTGTATGACAACCTACCACACCATCTCCGTCCATACAGTGAATATGAATATTCCTTGGATCGTCAATTAAGTCAGGTCTTCTACTTCTAGGAGATAAGTGACTAAAGCTTAGCCTCTGATGCGTTCCACAACCTTCACACTCCATTCCTCTTTCTTCACCAATCTGCTCACACACTTTCTTGTAAGATGTATTTGTATCCTTCTTCTTTTTGGACAGCCCCAACCTCTTTTTGCCTGGAGAAAGTCCTTTGTTTGATGTGAGAGATTTGGCAGCGAGCTTTCGTTGAACGACCCTCTCTTCTCCGCTGTTATGATCCAGCCTCTCTCTATTTTTTTCTTGACAAAGACTGTGTCTTTTGTTAACAATCAACCTTTTCTCTCCACAATCACACTTTGCACATCGCTTCACTTCTCTACTACCTATCATATCCTCTATCGATATATATTCCTAAATAATTTTTCTTCAACAATTTTTTACATACGTCTCTAACTCTACATGTCGTACATGAAGGACTTCTATGGTTAAATAGCGTAGTTCCTTCAATGCAATTTCTTAGCCCTTCGTCTTGATTTAAGTGTCTTTGCTTCTCCATCTCTTCTTGTGGATCAAGCTCTGAAAAGTTTTTCAGCTTCTTGATTTGATATTGAGATATCATTGAAGGTTCGATTTGATATTGGCTAAGATTGAGTTCTGCATTGTACCAAGAAAAATTTACACTTCTCTCAAAATACCTTTTTAGTGAAGACTTTCCGAACACTCTCTTTAAAGTAATTTTGTCTCCAAACGAAACTTGTTTAGAGCTCCAGTAATCAAATTGAAATATTAGGTATCTGTAGATGTCCTTTACTCCAATCGATTGTAGCCCTATCTTTTTATGTAATTCAATCAAAAAGTCTGTAACGATAACGTCTCCAGACTTTGTATAATTATCTATCGAATCCTCTAGGCTATAAAACTTTACAACAAAGTCGCTATATAATTGATAAACCACTGTCCTAATCTTCATTTCATAAATATAGAACAAATATCTTTTGATTACAAATAATCTATGGTTATTTCTAAAGATTCTAAAGTTTCTTGAACTGACGACTGTCCTTGTTCTTGTGAAAGCATTATTGGTGAAGTTCCTACGTTAGGCTCCTCCACCTTTCCTGATTGAGTTTGCTTTATTGTTAAAGTGGTTCCTTGAACAGTGACTGTTGCTTCACCTCTTTCTTCAACAATTGACTGAAGAACTGTGAGAGTTTTTTGAGCAACTTGCTCTTCGGTGTCAGTTGACGAAACCTTAACTCGAATGCCCTCTCTGTCAGCTACTTGTACTACTGAAGGATTACTCTCATCATCATACCATACATAAACTCTACTATCTACTGTATTAAACGTCCAGTAGGTTCCTATTACGTCACTATCTTGAATTGAAACTTCGATTTCTTGATTTACGTCTTCAGTGTTGAATTCTGCTATCATTTTCTCACAACTCAATATCTGTGATCCTTTGAATTTGTTAATTGATCGCTCAATCCATATTCCTATAAACTGTTGAGGTTCGATACTAAATCTTAACGCATTTGCTTCACCTCTATTGTCTGCAAATGATCCGCTTACAGGCTTGTTGTATATACTTGCTATCTTTTCCACATACAAGCCTTCACAATCATCCGTTGCTGGTGCAACCAATCCCATCTTAAAGCTAGATACTGGATCCTTTGATAAATTGGAGTAGTATAGCGTTATCGCTTTACTTGACTCTGTTTCATTTTTTAAAGCAACAATTCTGTACTCCTTACTTCCCTCTCTAAGAAGTTTCTGTGAAATAGATCCGAAAATTGATGCAACTCCTCCATTTTTAACTGGAGATTTCGAAATGTATCCTCCTAAAGACTGAAGAGGATTTTCTTGCTCTTGTAAGAAGTCTGGAGCTCCTGTATAGTATAGTTTCATCTGTTAAAGTTTCATAATTTTATACATCACTATGTACGGTTGTAGATTGTTGTGCGACTGACCTCCACCTTTATTTTCAATACTCAGTGTATGTTCGTGTTCTCCATTATTGTTCACTTGTATTGGCCTTTGTCTAAAAAGATTAGGTCCTCCGTCAAATCCTCCACTAAGTTCAGCTCCATCATAAGGTCCTACAGCAAATCCATCATGCGAGTGATTTCCTGCTCTATTTGTATTTCCTTCGTGTGAGTGAGTAGGCATTTCGTCTTCCGTTAGTGTGTGTGACTTCTCTCCTCCAGACTCTTTTACTGTATCGAAATCGCTGTCAGAAGATTTTTGTCCTACAGTAACTTTCCCTTGTATGTCTGGAGCATTTTGTCCATTATAGATTGATCCTGGAGCATTTATTTGCTGTCCGTTACACAATACCCATCCGCTTGGAATGTTCGCTATGTCGCCAGAGTAATCCCACACTACTCCTGGAAACACAATGCTATTTAGAAGTTTGAACAACGAATTGTCAGCAACAGTAACTTCAACATCTCCATCAGTTGAAAATTTATTGACTTCACTTCCAGTAATTAAAAAGCCATTGTCATTGAAGCTTTTCTCTCCTAAATAACTGTTTTCTTTGACGTTCCTGAAGCTAGTTATCTGTCTATCGTCAATTAGTCTATATTTAATGTTATAAGTCCCTGGAGGTAGCTGTATCTGTGCAAATCCTGCAAATCCTGGAACAATTTTTTCAAACGTAACGTTCTTACTCTTATTTACCACTCTAAGTTCGATCAATCCTGCTGGACCAATTCTAATTGCTCCGTCACTTAAATAGCTTGACTGATATTCTAGCTCTAATTCAATGTCTCCGTCAATTAGTTGACTTTCTAAAATTTCACAGCTCTGTCCGTTTTCGAA